GAAAATTAAAGACGATATGACAGCTGTACTCCGAGAATATGCAAATCTTGGAGTTATTGGTAGAGCATGCGATAATGCTGGCGTTCCCCGTGGTAAACATAAAGAATGGATGGAGAAGTATCCGGTATATCAGGAAAGATTTGAAGAAGTCAGGGCTATGTTCGTTGATGGACTTGAGTTGATAGCTATTGAACGAGCTAAAGAGAAAAGTGACAGCTTATTGACTTTAATGCTGAAGTCTCACAGACCAGAGATATATGGAGATAGAAGTGAAGTCAGACATACCGGAATTGGAAACCAGATACAACTTGTGTTTGCTGAGGGGCTGTTGAATGACGAAGAGAAGAAGTTATTGACGCAAGAACCTGGAGAAGAAGATGGCTAGGAAGAGGATTGGGCCGGCTCGGCGACTGGCGACATATGACCCACATCCTCACCAGATTACGTTCCACCAGGACTTACATAAATATAGAGCTCTTGTGTCAGGTGTTGGTGCTGGTAAAACCCGTATGGGGGTTGAAGAGGTTATTAAATGGACTCAGCTGTACCCAGGTAGTCTTGGTGTTATTGGTAGGTTGACTGCTAAGTCGTTGAAGGAGACTACTCAGAGAAGGTTCTTTGAGGTGTGTGACCCTAAGCTAATCGAGGCGTTTAATCAGTCTGATGCCCACCTGTGGATAAAGACAAATGAGACTGATGAGGATGGAGAACCTATTTATAGTGAGATACTGTTCATGCACTTGGATGACCCTGGGCCACTTGGTTCCTTGGACATTTCTTACTTCTGGATAGACGAAGCTCATGAGCCAGATGGTACCGAAGTACCTGAAGCTACGTTTGATATGTTATGTGCCAGACTTAGGCATCCGATTGGGCCATGGAGAGGATTTGTAACTTCTAACTCTGGTGGTAAGGATTGGGTTTGGAATAAGTTCTTTAACCCTGCTAATAGGCATATCATGCTTGAGTATGTTGGTTGGACCGTTCCGACTACTGCCAATGCTAAGTATTTACCTCCCGGTTATGTTGAAGAGTTGAAGAGAACCCATGATAAGGTTTGGGTTGAGAGGTTCCTGAACGCATCGTTTGACGCATTTGAGGGGCAGATATTTACTGAATTTGTAGAGGAATTCCATACCTTTAAGCCTGATGACTTCGAGATTAGTCCGTTTTGGGAGCATGGTGCTGGGTTTGACTTTGGAGTTAGTGCACCTACCGCTTGTGAGTATGGTTGCATAAATCGAGATGGTCAGATAATCATATATGATGAGGACTATGAAGCCGAAGCTGATATAACTAAGTTCGCTGCAGGGATGCTAAGAAAAGGATTTAATTTCTCGTATGCTGACCCGTCTGTAGTAACAAGGGGACCGAATAAAAAGAGTCCTAAGCAGTTGTATCAGGAGGAAGGTGTATCACTTATACCAGCTTCTAATGATGAGGACTTTTTCATAACTTACTTCATAAAATTACTAAGAGAAAGACTTCCTGATGGTAGGCCGAAGATATTGATTAGTACTAAGTGCAAGAACTTAATTGAGCAAATTAAGCAGGCAGCTTGGGACCCTAAGACTATAACTGGTACTACTCACGATAAAGTTAAGAAGATGGAGAACCATGCTCTTGACGCATTTAAGTACTTTATAAATGGTGTAGCTTTTATGCCAGGTAAGCTAGATCCTGTGGTACCTCAGTCTGGGCTTAAGGCTGATACTATAACTGTGAACGGAAACTGGGTACATGAGAGTTATATGGATGATGAAGATTTGGAGCAGGAGAACTATTGCCACCCTGAGGTAAAGGAGGCGATAAATAATGTATTATATTCTAACTGAGATACTTGCTATATGTGCGTTTATTTTAGGCTATATGCTTGGTAAACGGAATGAAATTAAAGAAAGAATTGTATATAAGACTGTTGAGTTGGATGAAGACATGGACCCGATTTCACCTGAGGACCAACAGTTGTATAAAAAATTAGAGGAGGCAGTAAGGTATGGCGTTGTTCAAGAAGAAGAAGACTATTGAAGAGTTTGACTTCGTACAAAATGAAAAAGATACTGAACTATTAAACTACATTATGGAGCGATATGTTGCTGCTTATTCTGCTAAGCAATCGTTGGGGCTCGATGAGTTGTGGTCTAAATGTCAGGACTATTGGTCTGGGGATGTAAACTTACCTGAGGGTGAGGAAGATCCAGGCTCTGAGACTAATATTATTCAACCGGTAATTGAGTCTCAGGTAGCTGATATTGTTAATGGAGACATTGATATATTAGTTAAAGGATTAGGACCAGCTGACCAAGTGTTTGCAAGAGACGTTACTCAGATACTGAAGTGGATTTGGCACCATAATAAAATGACTGAGAAGCTTGATGGGGCTGAGAGAGACAGATTAAACCTTGGAAATGTTATATGGAAGGTATTTTGGGACCCTGACGCTATGGGTGGCAGAGGGATGCCTACCCTGTGGGCATTAAGTCCTGACTCATTCTTCCCTGACCCCAAGGTTACTGACCCTACTAATTTGCAAGATGCTGACTATATAATACAGACTTCATGGCATTCAAGAAGAAAACTTGTCCAAATGTTTGGTGAAAAAGCTAAGAGAGTTAAACCTGAGAGTAATGGCGTTGCTTATGACCCTAGAATATTTGGAGAAGCTGACTATGCAGGAACTGACGCTATTACAAATGACCAAGCTTTGTTAATTGAATTCTGGGAGAGAGATGAAGATGGTAATTTAAGACTTGTGTATTGTACTAGAGACGTTATATTAGCTGACTCTGCTGAGGAAGACCAAGAAGCTATGTTACCTGAAGAAACAAATAAATACCCGTTTGTTATGATAGTTGGATATAAACGTAAAGGTAGAATCTGGGGAATGGGTGATACTGAACAGCTTATTCCGGTACAGAATATAATAAATGACTTAGATGACCAAATACGCATGAACG